GAGAACAAGCGTTCATCGCGTTAGAAACGATGCTAGGTATCTATCACAGGGAACTAAGCGTGGTCGAGATGGACACGTACATTGAGGCATGGAGTTCGTTAGATGAGAACGATCTCATGAATGCAATGGTGTGGCACGCCGTATACCGACGACACTTCCCGACTGTCAAACAGATCAGTGAACACGCGTTAGCATTGCCTCATGAAAGAACGCAAACCTATTGCGCGAAACACTCCGCTCAAACGCGGCGAGCCACCTCGTAAGGTTTCAAAGAAGCGCGCCAAAGAAAACAGGGTGCGAACCAAGGTCGTCAAAGACGTTATGAGTTCAAGACTTACGTGTGAGGCGGGTCGGTTGATAGCGGTAGTCGACAGAGAACACAGGTGCTCGGGTGAAGCACACGACGTTCACGAACCATTGACACGTGCTCGCGGTGGGTCAATCACCGATGCGAACAACATGGTCGTCGTATGTCGGTGGTGTCACAACTGGATTCACGCGAGGCCATCTTTGGCTTCGTCGGTAGGGTTACTCCTGTCCTAGTTCAACAGGGGCTATGCTCCTGACATGGTTCGGTATTCGATAGAGGACACGGTTCGTCCGTGGACAACTAACGCCGAACGAACATGGCATCATCACAAGCGTGCGCGAATGATTAAAGACACACGTGAGCGATGGTTGATCTTGGCAAGGCAAGCGGGCGTACCGAAACTCAAGAAGATACGAGTAGACGTAATCCCATTAGCAAAAGACAAACGGTGGCGACCCGACGTTGGTGCTTGTTATCCAGCCGTGAAAGCGGCAATAGATGGCATCGTCGACTCAGGCGTTATCAAAGACGACAATCCCGAATACCTATCGTCAATAACCTTTCACGCTGTGCAAGTGTGCGGACGAGACGGACTTCGGCTCATAGTGACCGAGGAAGAATGAACAACATATCTCAAATGGATCTTGAAGCAGAGATGCTTCGAATCTGTACACGCATGGAAACCGACATTGAGTTACTACTGCAACTCTCTACGGAACGAGCCGAAGCGGAGTCGTCCTACCGTTACAAACACGCCCGAGCAATCTTCGAACAAGAAGGCAAAATACCTGTCGCAACCAAAGACGCCGTGGCACACCTTCGGGCTGCGGACGAGTTTCGACAATGGCAACTGCTCACGGGCCGTGAGAAAGCAACTCAACAATCACTCATCGCTTCTCGCTCAAGGCTTGACGCAATGAGAACAATATGCGCCAACGTGCGCGCCGTAGGAGGCTGACATGACAGACATAACCACAACCGAACCAATGAACGACAAACTCAATGAGGCTCGCCGCCTCACAGGACAGATGCGTGAACTCGAACAAGAGATCATGAATCTCAATAATCAACGTAGAAACCTGATACGGTCATCATGGAAGGACGATGGACTTCCCCAACGTCAAATCGCAAACGCTCTCGGCCTGACCAATCAAACGGTATGGAATGAGATCCACCGAAAGGACAGCAATGACTCTTCTACCAAGTGACTACGAACTGGTCGACGCAACAACACTGACACTCCACCCTGACAACGCACGACGAGGCAACGTCGAACGCTTAGAAGAATCAATCCGTACCAACGGCTTCTATGGTGCGCTTGTAGTACAGAAGGCAACACGCCACATCGTCGTCGGCAACCATCGCTATCAGGCTGCGGTCAATGTAGGCATCGAACAGATACCAGTGCTATGGGTAGACGTTGATGATCAGCAGGCTCGCAAACTACTTCTCGTAGACAACCGTTCAAACGATGTTGCGTCATACGACGACGACCTGTTGATCGACCTACTACGCCTCACACAAGCCGAAGGCGGGCTAGAGGGTTCGGGCTACAACGACATTGACCTTGAAGACTTAGAACGACTCTTGACCCCACCCAACCTCGACGACCTCATCAAGAACATTGGTGCTCACGACGACGACTCAGTGTTCAACCCCACCATCTCAATCAAGGTCGAACCCGAAACCAATGCACGCTGGCAACGGGTGTTCGCAACAGTAGAAGGCAAAGACGATGACGAGCGAATCAACACACTCCTCGACTACGCCGACCCTCTCATCAACGAATAACGGACCTCACGTTTACCTTGTAACGATGACCCATGAAGCCGACGCAATCACCAAAACAGGTCCGCACGTATACCTTGTACTTAGTGCTCTCAACAGCGTCGCGCCTATCGCAGAGGCAGATATGAAAGAACATACAGAAGGACTCAACCTTCATCTAGCCCTGAGCGGAGAAGAGAAACAACTGCCGATCGTACCGACAACACAAGCACAACCCTTCAAGATGTTGATCTCATATCACTACTACAAGAAGGTCGACATCGCGGCAGTGCTAGCAAAGTTCCCAACACGCCCAATGGTGTTCGCCGATTCGGGTGCGTTCAGTGCTTACTCACAGGGTGCTGATGTAAAGGTTGCCGACTACGCGGCTTGGTTGAAACAATGGGAATCACTGTTCACGACATACGTAAACCTTGACGTCATTAGAGATGCAAAAGCGACAGCCATCAACCAACGCTACTTAGAGAACCAAGGCTTGAATCCAATCCCTGTCGTGCATACAGGTACTGATCTCAAAGTTCTTGATGACATGGCAAAGAATTACGGCTACATCGCCCTCGGTGGAATGGTTGGCGTACCCGGCCCAACAGCGTTGAAGTGGACAGCGACGTGCTTCAAACGAGTTGAGGGTAAGGACACAGTGTTTCACGGCTTCGGTCAAACACGCAACGACATCATTCAAGCGTTACCTTGGTTCAGTGTTGACTCATCATCATGGGGAATGGGACATCGCTTCGGTCGACTAGCAGTGTGGACAGGACGTAAGTTCGAAACCTGTGGAGTCGGTGACGCGCAGTCTGTTTACAAGGTCGCGTCGTTCATTCGTAAGTACGGTGGTGACCCTGAAGACCTAGCCGACCGCTCGCGCTATCACAGAACAAAGATCATTCCCGTAGCCGCTAACTCTTGGAGAGCATACGAGCAGTTCCTAAGAAAGAAACATGGTGCGGTGCCATTACCAACACGTGCAAACAAACTGCATCACTACCGTGGCGCTATTGATGACATAGCATCACAAGGCGACAAAGGTTTACACCTACACCTCGCCGAAGGGTCAATAGAAAACCTACTCACAGCAGCCAAAGGAGAAACAGAATGAAAGCGTTAGCAATCGTCAGCGGCGGTATGGACTCAACAGTTCTCACCTACGACCTAGTCAATAAGGGTTACGACGTTCATCTCATGTCGTTCAACTACGGACAACGACACAAGAAAGAACTTGACTACGCCAAGATCACATCAGGCAAACTCCGTCTCAACCACACCATTGTCGACATCACACACCTCACAGGACTCATCAGTAAGTCCACACTGACCAGCGACGCACCCGTACCCGACGGTCACTACGCCGAAGACAACATGAGAAAGACGGTCGTACCGAACCGCAACAGCATCATGCTCAACATCGCTGCGGGATACGCCGTCACTATGGGCGCGAACGTTCTCGCTACTGCTGTCCACTCAGGCGACCACTACATCTACCCTGACTGCCGACCACAGTTCATTGACGCCCTACAGAACCTGCTTCACGTAGCCAACGAGGGTTTCATTGAAGAGGACTTCAAAGTGTTCGCTCCGTATGTACAAATCCCCAAAGATGGAATCTGTAGCATTGGCAACGACCTCAACGTACCGTGGCTCGACACTTGGTCGTGCTACAAGGGCAACGACATTCACTGCGGTTCGTGTGGTACTTGCTTTGAGCGTCGCGAGGCGTTTGAATTAGCAGGAGTAGAAGACCCAACCGAATACCTAGCGAGGCCACACTATGACGACCCAAGATGAAACCCTAAGAGTGATCAAACGCTTCGGCGGCTTCCCATGCTGTCACCGCCAATGGCGCGATCGTGGTCACTGCCATTACCTACACGGGTACGACCGCTGGGTCGAAGTTGAATGGGAAGGTACACGAGACGAACGAGGTTGGGTAGTTGACTTCGCCGACCTCAAAATCTTACGTGACGCTCTTGAGTATCAATTCGATCACACTGTGCTAGTGAGCGAGGACGACCCGTGCCTAGAACAGATCCAATACCTCGGCGCTGCGGACGCTTTAGACCTTCGCATCATGGACCCAACAATGGAAGGCATGGTCAATTGGGTACGTGACCAAGCAGTTACATTGACCAACACAAGATTCCCGAACGCCAAGGTCATTCGAGTGACGTGTTGGGAGAACGAAAAGAACGCCGCGTCGTGGCAGGCGAGTTGATGACCGACTACTACGTGATACAGAACGGACGCTCACTAAGTGTTGCTGAGAAGTTCGGTCCTACGTTGCAAGGCGAAGGACCATCACTCGGTAAGCCAGCCATGTTCTTACGCTTGGGTCTTTGCAACCTTGACTGCTCGTGGTGTGACACACCCTTCACATGGGATTGGACTGGTAAGAACGGAGTCAAGTACGACAAGGCCGAACAACTGTCACGCGTAACACTTGAAGAGATTGTCGATTGGTTTGTGGCAAGCGGTACTAACCGACTCGTCATTACTGGTGGCGAGCCGTTGGTACAGAAGGCTGGACTGGTCAAACTGGTACACCTGTTGCTCGACGTGAACCCCGACTACCGCATTGAGATCGAAACCAACGGAACGATTGAACCGCCGTTAGCAATCTTTGAACTCGTGCAGTGGAACATCTCACCGAAACTCGCGTCGTCGGGAGTTCACATTGCGAAGCGTTACATACCGAACGCTCTTGAACGTTTCACGGAATGTCCACAACACTCATTCAAGTTTGTTATCTGCGACCCTGTACGTGACCTACTTGAGATCAAAGAGATGGTTCGTCTCCACGGCCTGTCTATGCAAGACGTCTACTTGATGCCCGAAGGCCGAAGCGCAGACGAGATCAACGCTCGCCTACCCGAACTCTTTGACATCGCCACAACAGAAGGCACTAATGTCACCACACGCCTTCACGTCCTAGCCTTCGGTGACCGCAGAGGAGTATGAAATGACAACCACCCTGACTCTCACTTGGAACGACATCAACGAACAGGTCGACAAACTTTGTTTGCGTGTACGTAACAACCCGACAGGCGTTTACGGCATACCAACTGGCGGTGCGGTCGTCGCAGCACTGGTTGCAAACAAACTCGGCTTGCCACTACGTGAAACAGCCGACGACCCCCACACGCTCATCGTTGACGACCTCATCGACACAGGGCGCACAATGAAACAGGTGCGACCCGACGGTGGAATCCATGTTGAAACTTTGTACCGCAAGCCGTGGTCGCCCGCAATGTATTCACCGAACGCAACCACGACCGACCGTTGGCTCGCGTTTCCGTGGGAGAAAGAAGACGGCGACCCTGTCGATGCAGTTATTCGTTTGCTTCAACACGTCGGCGAAGACCCCACACGTGACGGCTTACTCGAAACACCACGGCGCGTCACGAAGGCTTGGCGTGAACTGACTAAGGGTTACGGCGACAACCCAGCAGTGATTCTCAGTAAGACATTTGATGTGAAGTACGACGAGATGGTCGTTGTTCGCCAACTGCCATTCACGTCACTGTGCGAGCACCACATCCTTCCGTTCATCGGTCATGCGACGATCGCTTACATCCCGACGTCACGTGTTGTCGGTTTGTCGAAGTTGGCTCGCCTGCTTGACTGCTACGCAAACAGGTTGCAGGTTCAAGAGCGCCTCACTGGACAACTCGCAGACGCCATCGAGGAACACTTGCAACCGAAGGGCGTCGGCATTGTCGTGTCGGCACAGCACACGTGCATGAGTATGCGTGGCATCAAGAAGAGTGGCGACACAGTGACGAGTGCCATGCGTGGAGTGTTCAGGACCAACCCCGAAGCCCGAGCCGAGTTGCTGTCCCTGCATCAAACACCTGTCAAGCCCTGACGCACACAGCCACACGTCGCTCGTATCACGCGCTGTGGCGCGCTGTAAGGCGCAATCCCCCACAAGACGGACAAAGTCCCCGTTCGGACAGCCCGTCCCAACACGGCGCAAATAAACGCCCGCTCCCCTTATTCGAGGACATAAGCCCTGCATAGCGCGTCTTTTTGCGGTATTCGTTGTTCCCTGTACCACCCTGCTTGTAGTGTGGGGGTATGAGCAACACCACCGCACAGCAAATAGCAGCCGAGTTCGAACTCGAATTCACAGGACGCAACGTCACCTTGTACCTCGATGGCCCCAGCGCACCTCGCGTGTGGGCGCAGCACTTGATGACCCGCGACTGTGGCGCAGTCGTCACGATGAGCAACCCCACCAAGCACGGCCTTCGCCTCGCTTCGTGGGACGAGTGCTTCCAAGACGAAATCGAAGACGCCCTCGTGTACGCAATCGACGAGTGCGGCAACAAGGCAATCGCCAAGTCGTTGAGCGCAATGTTGGCTCGCGTGATGATGAAGGCAGGCAAGTGAAATGACAACCACCACAAACACAACAGGAGAAGCCATGACATACCACACCAACTACAACACAGAAGCGTTCCCGCCACGAACGACGGGAATGCTTACCGCAGTCGTCCCACAGAAGCGAGGCGATGACTACACGATTCGCATTTACGCGACGAACGTAGACCTGCGTCCCGACGGCTCGATTGCTTACAACGAAGTCAAGATGTACGAGTCGTCACGCGGCGAGTACGCACCCCGTGTTCACACGCAGTTGTTACGAGCACTCCCTGAGACTGTTAAGGCTTACGGCTGGCTGTTCACACCCGTGTACGTCGACCCAAGACTGTCGGAGAACTTCGTGTCACGCCACGACTGGACATCAACCATCAGCGAGTGTGACTGACATGGGACAGATGCTCACGAAGCGCGTACGACAGACAGGCACGCTCGTCACGATCGTGTCGGCTGTGGACCTTGAACTGGACGACTGCGACGGTACATACAACTGGTTCACGATCTGCGAAGAGCACGGCACAGCCATCGCTCACCGAACAAAGAGGCTCGCCATGTTCCACTCATCGCAACCGAAAGACTGGTGCGAACACTGTTGGTCACCCGAGCACTTGTGGTGCGACGAACACAAAGAACCAAAAGTGATGTGCGAATCTTTGCATGAGGTGATCTACTAATGGCTCGGCCTATAACTGTGCCACACGGGTCACGTACCATGTACGTAGCCCACCGCTGTCGGTGTGAGGACTGCACAGTGGCACAACGAGAATACCAACGGACGTACAGAGCAACCTTGTACGCCGACGGCTACGTGTTCCGCCGAGGACGCTTACGCCGACCAAGTAAGAACAGAGTCGGACGACCGACCAACCAACAAGAGGTACAACAATGAGTGACCACGACAACTACACCGAACAACACAACGTTGAGTTCAAAGAGTTCTTTGAATGGCTCAACATCGGTATCGAAAAGAAGTTTGCGACCAAGCCTTACTGCGACCCACACGAGGGAGCACCTCTTGAGGATTGGGAGTTCGACCTTTGGGACTCAGGGACAGATCCGTGCATGACGGCTATACGCCTTCTAGGACCGTACGGACCAAACGAACTGCAACGTGACCAAGCAATCGCAGACGGAACAATCACAGCGAGGGAAGCCAAATGATCTCGGCAGCGTCAGTCGTGTTCATACTCTTTGGCCTGTGGTTCATCAGCGTGTACATAATCATTCGAAAAGAAGATGACAGGAGAAACAAATGAAACAACAACCCGTACCATCCATCCGCGACATGAAAGGCCGTGTCGACAAAGCACAGGCAGTCGCTTACGACACCATCGAGGACCTTGATGACTTCTCAATCGTAGAAGTTCATGCGTGGGTACTTGAGACGTTGCTAAAGAAGATCCATGCTGAGGAAGAGTTCTCAAAACTTATGTGCGAAGAAGTACGTACTGTCGAAGGCTCTGTGTTGTACATGAACAAGCGTGACGACATCGAAGAGTGGAAGCGTGTGTCAGCAATGTTGTACAAAGCAGTTCAAGGTTCGCCCATCGGTTACACGTTCGATGAGTGGATGGACCTTGGCGAACAAGCGGTCAAGGCTTACGAGGAGTTGACGAAATGAGTATTGAGACAACACCCTCGACAACAGAATGGCAAGAGTGCGGTCGGCCCGTTCGGTTCTACTTCCGAGGAAGCACAACGAACACCGTTCACTACGTCCATGCTTGGCGCGTATACCACGGCACGTTGCGTTACATGACAGTCGATGGGATGGACATCGCAACGTCGTCAGACTTCATGATGTTTGCCGAAGTGTTCGTCGGCGGCGACTGGTTACGCGTCTCATGAGCGAGCGCCCGACCTTGTTTGATGTCGTTGACGAACTACTCCATCCCGTTCTCCCGTACGCGGGTACGGCGGGCTGGAGTGGCTCGGTGACAAGCCAAGAGCGGGAATCCCGTGACCTTGAGCAGGGCAATACACTGGACCGACAGCAGGGCGTCCTCAACATACTTGCTCGTAAAGGCGCTTGTGGCGCGATATGGGGCGAGATCGGCGACGAAATGGGGTTACACCACGGAGCGGCGTCTGGAGTCCTGTCTGTGCTACATAAGGCGGGCTACGTCGTAAGGCTTACGGAACGACGAAACAAGTGCCAAATCTACGTACTTCCCAAGTATGCCCAAGGTAGGGAACTTGCCCCATACAAACCGAACGTCAGCACCCGCCTGCTCAAAACAATCTTGGAAGAACTTGACCAAGACTTAGCACAAGGGTCAGTCACACTGGCTCGCAAACGTATCGCACTCACACTGCAACAACTGTCGAACGACGGCACAAGCAAATGATCTTTGCCGACATCATGGTTGGTGACGCACGCGTACGCCTACAGGAGATAGCCGACAAGAGTGTTCAGTGTTGTATTACTTCACCGCCGTATTGGGGACTGAGGAACTACGGCAACGACCTACAGATCGGCCTTGAAGCATCACCCGATGAATACGTTGAACAACTCGTTCAAGTGTTCAAAGAGGTATGGCGTGTACTTAAAGACGACGGCACGCTGTGGCTAAACCTTGGCGACAACTATGCGTCGAACAAAGTTGGCAACACCAACGGAACGTACGGCAAGGTCAAACAGAAGCAAGGCATCAACGACGACACACGGCGCCGAACCATTCCCGAAGGCTTGAAACGTAAAGACCTCATCGGCATACCGTGGAAGGTCGCGTTCGCATTACAGGCCGACGGCTGGTATCTACGTCAGGACATCATATGGTCGAAGCCGAACGCTATGCCCGAACCAATCGCTGACCGCTGCGTGAAGGCACACGAGTACCTCTTCTTGCTCAGTAAGTCACCGTCGTACTTGATGAACGCTAAGGACATACGTGAGCAAGCAGTTGATGAGGTGTCACTGCGTAACAGGAGATCCGTATGGACAATACCGACCAAGCCTTACAGGGGAGCACACTTCGCTGTCATGCCCGAAGCACTCGTCGAACCTTGCGTCATCTCATCAACCAACCCCAACGACCTAATCCTTGACCCGTTCACAGGCTCAGGCACTGTAGGGGTGGTAGCAGTGAAGCACGGACGATACTTCGTCGGTACTGAAATCAATCCCGAGTACGCACTAATCGCGTCCAACCGAATCTACAAACAAACCACAACAGGAGAAAACAAATGAAACACTACCGAGTAGCCATCTTTGCAAACGTAAACATCGAAGCCATGGACGAAGACGACGCCGAAGAGCAAGCCATTGAAATGATCAAGGCAGGCCAAATACGAATCAGGGACTACGAGTTCGAAATCGAAGACCGAGAGATCGACCGACCCACAGTCGAAGAGTTCCGTGGCGTCCGCATCTACGAAAGAAAAGACGTCTTCAACAACAAGCCGTATGGCCTGCTCTACCGTGTACAACCCCACTTCGAGACCGTCAACGTTTACTTTGAAGACCTCATTGAAGCCAAACAATGGATTGACTTAACATTCCTACGCGGCGCATACGTGGACAAGTTCAAAGCAATCGTCCTCAATCCAATAGCAATCACTCGTTCGTGATACGCTGAGGAGACGTTCGAAGGAGTCTCATGAACGCATACCACACATGGACAGTCAGCAGACACGACCGAACAGGTAGTGCATGGCTAGTCACGCATACAAACAACGTAGACACAAGCCAAGACAACTTCGCTTTCACAAGCCTTGAACACGCTCGACAGTTCATAGCCTCAAAGCGAAACAACAAACGAATCCGACTAACCAAACTAGATGGCAGTCACTACCGCTACGTCTACAAGTCACCCGTCGCCTGAGGGTCAAGCGGGTGAACAACCCCTAGCCGACGAAACCGTTTCACAGTAAACCGCTGACGCTCAGTAAGGCCACCCCACACACCCCAATGCTGATGAGTATCAAACGCATACTCCGCACACTCAACTCGAACAGCACACGACGCACAAATAGCCAACGCCTCAAGAGGACGATTCCCCGCATTAGGGAAGAACAATCGTGTATCAACACCACGACAAGCACCCTGACGAACCCACTCTCCAGCAGGCTCACAGTCAAAGACACTCAAGTCATCAATCGGCATAAGACTTCAGCATAAAGAAAAGACTCGCGCAACGGGTGTATACCTGATAACTTCACATCAACAGTGAACGAAACAGTGAACCAAGGACAGTGAACGTGCGACGACTTGATATCGAAACAGCAGAGAAGCAACGCAAAGCATTACGCCTGCGAAACCTTGGAATCAGTTACGACCAAATAGCAGAGGAACTCGGCTACGCATCTAGGTCAGGGTCATGGAAGGCAGTCAAGACGGCGCTCGACAGGTCGTTCGTTGAGCCAGCACGTGAGCAACGGCTCTTGCAGAGTGAACGACTGGACATGATGGTCACACGTTGTTTGCAGGCAGTGTTGTCGGGTGACCTTGACCAAGTACGCAACGTGATCGCCATTGAGAAACGACGAGCGGACCTGTGGGGCTTGGACTCCGCTCGTAACGTTGTCGAGGTCGTGGGGTCACAGGGTGGACCAATACAGACCGACGTCGGGGCTTTGCTCATTGAGCGTCTCCGTTCTCTCACTGAGGGGTCGTCTGAGAATGTTGCGAGCCTCTCAAACGTTCTCGACGTGGAGCCGACTGAGGGTGACTGAGAAGTCTTGGGCTGAAGTGTTGGCAGGGCTGTCGCCTGAACAACTCACTGAACTCGTTGGTGGTCTGTCGCCTGAGCAGCAACGTGAAGTGCTTTACGACTGGCGCTTATGGCGTCGACCGAAGCAGGCAACACCCGACGGCGAGTGGCGTACGTGGCTAATCCTTGCGGGACGTGGGTTCGGCAAGACGAGGACAGGCGCAGAGTTCGTGCGTGAGCAGGTCTGTAACGGTACGGCGAAGCACATCGCTCTCGTAGGTGCTACAGCCGCCGACGTACGTGACGTCATGATCGAAGGTGAGTCAGGGTTGCTTACTGTGTTCCCGCCTAACCAACGACCACAGTACGAACCATCAAAGCGCAGGGTCACGTTCTACAACGGAGCACAAGCGTCAGCGTACTCAGCAGACGAACCCGACCGACTACGTGGACCCAACCACGACCTAGCGTGGGCAGACGAACTCGCCGCATGGCGGTACTCCGAAGCATGGGACCAACTCACCCTCGGACTTAGAATCGGAACGCACCCGAGATCAGTAGTAACGACCACACCACGACCCGTTGATGTCATACGTCGACTCATGCGTACAGACGACGGCAGTGTTCACCTCACACGCGGCTCAACATACGAGAACGTCAAGAACCTAGCCCCAGCGTTCGTCGATGAGATACTCAAGCGTTACGAAGGAACAACACTCGGTCGACAGGAACTCCACGCCGAAGTCCTCGACGACCTCGAAGGCGCACTATGGCATCGCAGTCGCCTCGACGAACTACGAGTAATCAAACACATTGAACTCAAGCGCATAGTCGTCGCAGTCGACCCAGCGATCAGCAACAGAGCAGAGTCAGCAGAGACAGGCATCATCGTTGCAGGCATCGGGATAGATAACCAAGCGTACGTACTCGACGACCTGTCAATGCGAGGAAGTCCGGGTGAGTGGGCGCAAGCAGTAGTCTCCGCGTATCACAAGTACAAAGCCGATCGCATTGTCTTGGAAGCAAACCAAGGTGGCGACATGGTACGACACACCATCGCAACCGTTGAACGCAACGCACCAATCAAACTCGTACACGCCTCACGAGGCAAACGCACACGCGCTGAACCTGTCGCAGCCCTATATGAGCAAGGCCGAGTACACCACGTCGGCTTCTACCCTCAACTCGAAGATCAACTGTGCGGCTGGGTTCCCGACTACGGTGACAGTCCCGACCGACTCGACGCACTCGTGTGGGCATTGACCGAACTCATGATCGAGGGCAACAAGCAAGCACTAGCAGTAGCACCAATATCCATGCCACAGACCTCACACTGGAGACTCTAATGATCAACCCGCCGAAACGATTACTCACACAGAACAGTGAACTCAAGAAGGTGGGCGTGTGGAACTGGACCATCCCCGCGCACGTTGTAACGCTTACAAACGGTGAGCGAATGAACTGTTGCCCCAACGCAGGGTCATGCGGTCGCGTTTGCTACGCCAAGTTCGGTACGTACAACTTCAGCAACGTCAAAGCGCGACACCTACAGAACCTTGAGTACGTGCTGTACGACGGCGACCTATGGGAGTCACAGATGCTCAGGGAAGTACGGCACAAACGAATGACGTACACAGGCAAACCACACGACCTACCTGTCGACCCTGACGACACGTGGTTGTGTCAATGGGTTGAACTCGGTGGCAAAGCAGTACGCATACACGACGCTGGTGACTTCTACTCACGTGAGTACCTTGACCGCTGGTGCTCTATCGCTCGCAAAGTACCGCACATCTTGTTCTACGCATACACCAAAGAGGTGGCGATGGTTCTTGAACATGACGACATACCACTCAACATGAGGATCGTGTTCTCGTATGGCGGCAAACAAGACCACCTCATCGACAGGGACAAACACCGTCACGCCGACGTCTTCCCAACACTCCAAGCCTTACAAGACGCAGGCTACTTCGACCAATCCGACAACGACCTGCTCGCAGTCACAGCACCAACCAACAAGATTGGTATCGTTGCGAACAACCTGCCCGTCGCTATCAAGAGGTTCGATGGACGCACTATGAGCGCGCTAGCACCAATGAGACTGAACGAGGACGATGTACGATGAGCAGTGTGCAGCACAATGGTCGAACAACTAAGGCAGCCGAACAGGTAGCCAAGCCGAAGTCATCAACTGACTTCATGGAAGTTGGTTCGTCAGGCCTTAGACAAAACGGTGGCATCGTCAACGATGACTTCCTTAGGCAACTCAACGGTCCGCAAGCGTACTCAAACTTCCGTGAGATGGCAGACAACGATGCCGTCGTAGGTGGAATGCTTCAAGCGATTGAGATGATCGTTCGCAGTGTCGATTGGTCGGTAGAGCCTTCTGACCCCAACAATGAGCAAGCAGTCAATGAGGCGGCGTTCGTATCAACGTGCATCAACGACATGACTCAATCATGGGACGACACCCTCTCGGCAATCCTCACGTTCCTCGTGTACGGCTTCTCGTTCCATGAGATCGTTTACAAGTACCGCAGAGGCTACACAAACGATGCGAGCACACGTTCAAAGTACAACGACGGTCGTATCGGCTGGCGCAAACTACCTATCCGATCACAACTCACTGTTCAACGTTGGGACTTCGACAGCAACGGTGGTATCCAAGGTATGTACCAAATGGACCCGAGCGCGTCTAGCAAAGGCCTCGTGTTCATACCGATCGAGAAAGCAATGTTGTTCCGTACCACAACAAAGATGAACAACCCACAAGGTCGGTCCATCCTGCGTAACGCTTTCGTGTCGTGGTACTACAAGCGTCGTATCCAAGAGATCGAAGCAATCGGTATTGAGCGTGACCTTGCTGGTATGCCCGTTGCTTATGTACCGCCGCAGATGTTGTCGAACAATGCGACGCAAGATGAACGCAACGCCCTAGAAGCAATCAAACAGATCGTTCGCAACATCAAGCGTGACGAACAAGAAGGCATCGTGTTCCCGTTGGCGTACGACCCCGATACCAAGTTGCTGGCGTATGACTTGAAGTTGCTGTCCACGGGTGGGCGTCGTCAGTTCGATACAAATGAGATCGTCAACAGGTACGACCAACGTATCGCCATGACTGTCCTCGCGGACTTCATGTTGCTCGGTCACGAAGGTGTTGGCACTCAAGCCTTATCGGTAAGCAAGATCGAACTGTTCTTGACATCACTGAACGCTTACCTGTCAAACATTGCTGAGACGTTCAATAACCACGGCATACCTAGACTCATGCGAATGAACGGTGTATCCGAAGAACTGTCACCAACGTTGACATACACACCACCAAAGAACGTCGACATCGATGCCATTGGTCGTTACGTCACGCAACTCTCACAAGCAGGAGCAACGCTCTTCCCTGACGACGACCTTGAGAACTACTTGAGAGGGCTGGCAGGACTGCCGCAAGGACAGGCTGAGGAAGTCTAGCCATGCCCATCTTCGGGCGTCACATCAACAAAACGAAGGCGATACCGCTCGTTGCTAAACGCGTTATCGAATTCAATAACGCACGCAACATTGGTGACACCGCATTGAACAGCGCCGAGCGAGCAATGAGTGAATCGTTGCTTGACGGCTTCAGCATGATACGCCCCGAAGAGTTTGAGAAGTTAGTCAGCAACATCTACTACACAGGGTATGAGAAAGAAGTCGAACGTGCCTTCTCTGTCATTGAGTCCGAGTTAGCAAGCGAACTACACAAACAACTCGTCGAGTCAGCCAAAGCAGAAGCCAAAGAACTCTCTCAACAATTCATCAGCGCACTTACCAAAGCCGAACTACCAACGCCAGCAGAGATCACAATGGCGTTCTCATTCAACGCACAAAGCCCCGAAGCGTTGAAGTGGGCTAGAGACGAGTCAAGCAAACTCGTCACCAACATGAAGAAGGACCAACTAGCAGTAGTCAGGCGCATCGTTGGTCAATCGTTCGGTGCAGGTGAAACACGTGCAGGTACATCAAAGAACCTGCGAGCCATTCTTTCGCAAGTGAGTCCGGGTACAGACGCAGGCAAACTCATGGCACGCACACTCGGTGTCAACGCTAACGGTCTCACAGTCAGGTACGAGCAAGCACTGTTCAACAGAGCAACACAACTCGCCAACACACTGACAGCACAAGGCATCGAAGGCACCAAGGCTTTAGAGAAGATCAAAACAGACACAAACAAATACGCCGAGAAACTACGACGCCAACGAGCACGCACAATCGCACGCACTGAAACCATGATGGCCTACAACGAGGGCAAACAGCAAGCATGGAACCAAGCAGCCGACCGTGGACTCATCAACAAACAAACAGCACGCAAGGTGTGGGTCACTGGACCAATGGACGTGTGTACCATCTGCGCTCCGTTGAACGGACAGAACCAACCAATCAACAAACCGTTCAGCATCAAAAGAATGACACCGCCAGCGCACCCGAACTGTCGTTGCACAATGGTGCTCAACGCGTCACCGAAAGGTCGACCGACTCAAGGCTTAGGCACAGGCACACCCGGCGACCCGTACCGTGTGTCAGTACCCGAAGTACCCAACCTTGACGACTTCCCACCGCTACCAAGGTTGGACACAGACGCCGTACCGTCAGCACCCCGACCAAGAACACCCTCTGAAGGCTTCAACATTGAACGACGTGTGGTCGGCGGTGAGGACATCGAGTTTCATGTTCACAGCGACGGACGAATTCAAGTTCCGGGTACAGACATCGAACGTGACCCAACAGGACGATGGTTCAGGACAGATAAGAACGGCGCACGCGAAGAGTTCATACCATCACGCAACAGTGCCGCAGGCAAGATCGAACGCGCTGTCAAAGGTGGGTCACCGACACCACCGAAACCAATTACTCCTGAGCCGACACCGCCGATCGTTCCCGAACCAACACCTCAGCCGCGAGTGTTGGACCGCCAAGAGTTCAAAGCCGACGGAAAGATACCTGCGTTCCGTATCAACAGCGATGGCTCAATTCAACTTCCTGACACTTACTTCAACGGCTCTCCTGTAAGACGTACCGCCGACGGCAAGTGGGAACGTATCGCAGAACCGAATGGCAATTACTACGTTGAGTTCACCCCATCACAAAACAGTGCGGCGGGACAACTTGAACGACACCTCAAACGAAACAAGTTCAAACCCGGTGAAGAGTTCAAACCAACAGGCGGCACACCCCCGACGCCAACCCAAGCACAACCGACGACTCCCGAACCAGTTGCCGTTGAGACTGTCAAGCCATCGCTGGCTCACCTCAAGGTACAGATAGACGACCTGTTAGAAGATGCGAAACGTATGCCACGCGTTGGACTACAGAGGCACGCCGACTACGACTCTTGGATTGGTAACGACGAAACAGAAGACGTACGTCGAGCGATGGACGCGTTCGACGAAATCGGGCGACGTATCGAAGCAATGATCGAGAGAGAACTCCTTGTGCGAGGTGGTGATGAATACGCACGCGTCAAAGCAATTGAGGACGAAGTTCGATCATTCAACGACGCCCTAGACAAGGCTAAAAGTGAGGAACTACGTGCTCGCGTAAAAGCAACAGCCGAAATGAAAAAGTACCTCACAGACAACATGACCAACCCCACCGCTCGAATGCTTGTTGAACAAGTTGAGTTTGAAACCAACACAATCGCACACGGTGAGATCATGGAGTACAACATGAGAAAGTTGTATGACGCTGTCTTACTAGAGGGAGATACACCTGCTGGCAACGCATTGGCACGAGGTCTGTTGGATTTTGGTTTCGACGATACGCCGTGGTCTGACATCGTACAAATGGTTGAGGGTCGTATCACCAGCCGCTACTCAAGTGGTGGGACTTACATAACAAACGCGAACCTACAATGGTTCAGCCGAATACCTGAGGTTGGTAATGGTTACCGAGAGGTGATTAAAGCCAACGAAGCGCGAATGGCGTTCACTAGACGCCGAATTGATTTGCACGACGAATTACACAAAGCACGGTCGCAACTCCGTAGAGTGAGTAATGACGTGGTGAGAGACGTACTTCAAGCAACACGACCGAACTTCGGTCAATCAACAAACATGATCGGTGACTACTTTAGCGACATCAAAATACCTAGAGGTGTTACAAAGAAATTGATGAACGACGCTCTAGAGGATATACGCACTCGCCTGCCAGCAGAATGGGTTGACGACACGTTCAGTCAAACAAGAGGTAGCGGTTGGACTATGAACTTCGGCGCACGCGGACACAACTCCGCAGGCAGACGGCATATTCAATTGTCAGGTTCTAAAGACGCCGACGGTACATTGGTTGGTGGTTGGCGTTCAACACTGACGCACGAGTTCCAACACAGCACGCAAATGGTTCCGGGTGTAGCCGACAGTGAGTATGCGATCTTCAACAGACTCGCGAGGAGCCGTGGCATCACGAAAGGTACAAAACCACAAAGGTACGCGCAAGGCGAATACGCTTTCGACCTCGGTGTTGACGACCTGTATACGGGCAAGATGTATAACAGTCAAGGCTATACAGAGGTAACCACGAGAGGTCTTGAACGTCTGTTTCATGAATCATGGAAGACGTACGAACCCGACCAAGTCGAGATGATCATGTTTCGTCGATACCTTCTTGGTATCTTGGCGGCACTATGAGGAATCAATTGAATTGGGTTGTTGATGCAGATGGTGTTGAGATCATCTCCATCGATGGCAAATACACGTTCCAAGACAAAGTCGAACAATGGGTCGCCGATAACGATTACGAGATACCGACAGACCCGTACCGAACGATGTACACCTACAACCCCAAAGACCCAGCAAACACGTTACGCACTGTCATGGTGTGGTTAGAAACGATGTTGGAACTCACACCAACGATCGTCACGACCACTGTTGAACCCTTTACACCAAAGCCACCAAAACAAGCACGCGGTACAATCAACTGACCAGTCGACTCAGTAGGCTCACAACATGGTCGCAGTCCCCTCTTTCGTATCCGCAAACGCTAAACGTGGCCTAGCACTACTTGAGTTCGCAGGCGATGGACTCGTACCAAAGACCATACGTGAAGCACGACAGATGGCAGCAGGCAGTGTCAGTGCCGACAAAGTGATGCGAATGGCGGCATGGCTCGCACGCCATGAAAGCGACCTAGCCAGCCCTAAGGCACAGGCATACGCAGCGGGGGAAAGCGAACGACCAACTCCGGGTCAAGTTGCTTGGCTGTTGTGGGGCGGCGACGTCGGTTCAGCAAACAGAGACCGAGCACGGCTATGGGCTGAGCGCAAACGAGACCAACTCATTGAGTCGGGAGAACTAAACAAAGGACAAGGCATGGACGCAGACAAGATGTACGGCTACGAAATGAAAGACGACGACGAGGGCTACAGCGAAGGCTACGACCCGCTTGACAGCCTGTTGAACGCTTATAGCGCCGCAGTAAAGATGGGTCCCAAGACAGACGAACTACTCGGCAAGATCATGACAGTGATCAACGCAGTACGAGAAATGTATGTCGATGAGACAATGCGCGAGGGCATGAAGAAGAACGGCGGGTACTCAAACCCTGTTGAGTGTTTGACTCATGCGTACCTAGGTTTGTTGAACACCTCTCGTGGTGACTTGCGGGCAATGGTTATGACACTGATCCACGAAGCAGAGATGGTCGTGTACGGCGACAAAGGCGAAAACCCCATGATGCCCGACGGCGGCGAAGGTATGGACGACGCCGACGAACCAGTCATGACAGGCATGGGCGGTATGGGAATGGTCCGTCGTGAGGTTCAACAAGTTGGTGGTCAGTTCTGTGTGATCAGTGAAACAGGTCGGTCGTTCGGTTGTTACACAAGTGAGGCCGAAGCAGCCGACCGCCTCGCACAGATTGAACGCTTCTCTCAAGACCGTGCAATGCCTCAAGCAACTGAGAAACTCATTGAGTGGCACGACGATTTTCACAAACTGACTGACGTAGCCCCAGCGCACAAGATGGTTCACGACATCCTTGAGGACGAAATCGAACTAAGAGGGATTGCTCGACCGTACTCTTTGAGTCAAGTCGACAAGGTTGATCTCATCTTAAAGAACACCACAGCGGTGGTCGCTAAGGCCGAAGAGCAGCGGTACACGCTTGGACCTTGGTACGTACCCGGAGTTGAGGACGCACACGGCGAATTCACTGACGACAAAACATTGCAACTCGCCCTGTGGGATTGGGTTCGCAAAGGTGATCGCACTGTGTACTTGCAACACGGCGAGCAACCAGCAGGTGAGATGGTTGAAATCTTGACACTGCCGTTCCCTGTCGAGGCCGACCTTGTTGTTCCGGGTGAAGGCACAACGATGTACAAGTTCCCCAGCAACACTCCGTTCATGGGCGTCGTGTGGGAACCGTGGGCGTGGGAGTTGGTCAAGTCAGGCAAACTGCGCGGCTACTCCATCGGGGGTATGGCCCAGCGCATGGAAGCCGACTTGCCCGACGCCGCCCTGATATAGCCCTAATTCGCTCGTATCCCGCGTTATATCGCGCCCTGTGCGCCTCTAAGCCCGTTAGGGGCTGTTTGCCCCATTCCCTAGGTACAGGCGCACACGGCGCAAATAAACGGGCTATACGGACATAAGCCCTGCATACCACCACAATATGCAGGACTCCTGCCCGCCGACGTGGGAACTATGACGATGCGTACCCACAGAAAAGAAACGACCCGTTCGCCAGTGGCACGCACAACGCTTCGTCCCACTTCGACCAAAAGGTTTTGTACCAATGCTCAACAGTCCGCGCAGGAACAATTGACAGCAACGCCGCAAGACTTGTGTAGCCCTTCTGCTCCCACGGCAACCCTGATTCGCACCAACGCTTGTTGCCTGCGTCGTACTCATTCTTGAAGTCGTCAAGTGTCGTGGGGCGAATGTCGGCTACGGCGTGTAACGCATAGATCATTGCATCACCGTCATCACCAACAAACGAAGCGAGCGCGTGTGGTTGCTCGTGCTTGTAATCCCAAGCAACAATGAACCCGGGTTTCTCCGCGATCGTTCCTGTGTACCCAGCATGACCGAAGTCCCAATACGCTTCCTGCTTGGCAATGTGAAACGCTGCTTCGGCTGTGTCGGCTTTTGCGATTGTGTAAAAAGCACTCGCGCCCATCAGTACCACGCTCCAATTCCATCTCCGTACTTGGCACACCAGTTGAGCCACCAAACAAGATAGCGAACTTCGTCGGTGTGGTCCTCGTCATTGATCATCACGAAACCTTCCTTGGCGATCCGTGCATCGAGTTCAACTTGAATCTCGTCGGCGAACTCAGTACACGACTGCCCGTCAAGGTACGACTCGTCGTTGCCATACAGGACGTTCGTATCAAGTCCTAACTCATTGAGTAGGTAGTTGCCGTACTTGCCTCTGTACCAACAATCGGTTGAGAACATTCCGTACACAGCACCAGTCTCAGGCCGCGTCTCATCGTTGAACAACGGACAGCCGCCCGCCGCTTGAGTTGCCTTACAGTCAATCTGTTTGTCAAAGACACCGTTCTCGTCTTTGATCTTGTCACCGTTTCGGTCCAAGCGGTACACCATGACGGCTGTGTCCTGAGTACGGCACGGGTACGAGTGAGGGAAGTTGTCGAGACCCATCACGCACCAACCTTTCGTGTACGCAGTTCGCGAGCGATCAGTTCGGCGTGTTGCTGTGACAACCCGTGTTTGACCATTGCGTTCAACGCTGCGGCTACGCGTACGGCGTGCTCTTTGTTAGCGCAAGTGATGTCGTTGATATCCCAACGGTCATCACTCACAATCCATTTGACACGTCCATCGATGTACGTGATTGGTTCGGCTTCGAATACTTGGTGTTTCATTAGAACGCTTCTCCTGTTTCTGTTTCGTTGAGTTTGGTGGTTGTTATCTTTGGTTCACGCTTTGTGGTACAGAACTCGTCAGGGTCAATCCCTAAGGCTTGAATCTCTGTCCAGCGTGGCTCGAAGCGGAAGGTCTTTTCAATCGTGTCCACAAGGCCACGCAAGTCCTCTGTCACTTCGCCTGTCTCCGTGTCAATGACTCGGGCGGTCTCTTTCACGGCTTTGTACAAGGCGTCACGTTGAACAGATGTCCGTACCGACGAATGCTTCAGTTCAGTAACGAACTTCTCATTGTTGGCGTTGTGCCACGTGATCTGTTTGCCGTCACGCGGGAACTTGTCCGCCGCCGCCATAAGTGCCTCACGTGAGACCACGCTCAAGGTCTTTCGTACTGAGTCACACCAATCCATCAACGTCGTGAGTTGTTCAAGGGTGAGTGTGGCTTTGGCATCGTCGACGTCAAGGGCGAGCCTGTCCGTCTCCTGTGCGATGTTGTTCATCGCAATCGTTATCAGTGCATCTGTCATGGTGGTGTTCTCCTGTTGTGGTTTGGTTGTTAGAGCCAGTACGACGCGCTAGCGGCTTCGACAGCCGCGTGAGACGCCTTGAGCAGTGCGGACACTAATTCGTTAGGTGCGTCGTTCTTGACCGCGAGCGCCCAAGCGTTCCAAGCGAGCCAAGAGACTTCACTCAGTACGGGGTCTGCCGTTCCCAACAATGCGTCGAGGTCGGTTGATGTGGTGTTCATGGGTTTCTCCTGTTTGTGTTTGTGGTGTTGTTAGAACTTTACTTCGGGGGTGGCTGTGCCACTCCCATTGCATGAGTAGCAAATGAGGCCAGTGCGAACCCACTTGTCGGCCTGACCAGCACCGCCGCAACGCAAGCACTTACCGTCAGCCTTCAACGCTTCACGCTTGACCTTGGCGGTCTTAGCGTCGGCGCGCTTGTTGGCTTCCTGTAAAGCCAACTCGACTTCGCGGTAAGTCATGTCGTTCAAGTCTGCGGTACGCCCGTTGGTGATCTTGAGCAATGCCTTCTCCCACGTCGCAGGCTTCATCGCTGCCGTCGCTAGCGACTGAGGAATGAACACGTTGATCCAACCCTGTCGCCACTCTTCTTGAAGACGTTGTTCGTCGGCTACTCGAACGACCAGTGCGGCGTCCTCGCAAGCCTCATTGCAGTACGTGACCGAGTTCCAATGACCTGCTCCTCGTGCCACGTGCTTGTGACAGAAGAAGCAGTCGGCTGATTCGAAGTTCGCTCCCATCTCAGGCACCGACCTTTGCGTCACGCTTGGCCTTGCGAGCGTCGGCAACAGCCTTCGCACGCAACCAGCCTTCGTAGCCTTCGTCGTAGTACACGCTTGCGAGGCTCGTAGTGACCTTGCCCTGCTCGCGTGACTCAACAGGTGCTTGCGGGTAGCAGGCCGAGCACAACGCTGGGCCGAACACTTCAACGGCGCGGTCGGCTGTCTCACCGCTCAAGTGGTACACCAAGGCGAATGTCGTGGCGTTCTTGCCCTTGTTGCAAGTGTGGCACGAGGTGCTTTGGTGAATGTGTCCGTTGCTGGAGGTCACGAGGAAGTAACGGCTCCAGCCGCCACGTGCGTTGAACTCGTTGTTGATCATGATGATCAAGTGCTTGATCTCTTCGCGGCGATTCAAGTTCTCCGTGACTGCCATTCCCTCGGCGCGTGTGTCGTTCTTGTCGATGAAGTGGATTGCGTCTTCGACTGTGATGGCCTTGTCGGCGAGGTACTCGTAAGCGGTGGCGTTCACTTCGTTGTTCGAGTTGCGTCGTGAGTTGCGGGTGCTTCCGTCGTGGTACGTGATGACTTCGAACGGCGAGGCATCGAAGTCTGTGCGAAGCACGTACATCTTGTTGCGGCTCGTCGGACCCCAGCCCACGTTCTTCACTGTGTGATTCAAGTACACGACAACGCCGTCGCTGTCGTCGTCGTAATTGTCCAAGCGGGTCGCCTTGTACAAGAGGTTGTTCATTGCGTAAGCAAGTGCGTCCTGCTCGCGCCACAACTCAAGTAGCAATTCGTCGATGGCCTTGGGGGTCATTGTGGATAGGTCGGTGTTTGATGTGGTGTGTGTCATACCCCCATTGTATGCCGACGGGCGTACGGGAGTTCAACCTTTACGGCAAAGAATTTTGATGTTTGTATTTGCCCTGCATATCCCCCATATTTGACCTGCGGTAGCCATATTCGCCCCTGTACGCTGGGCGTCCCCGAATGGCCTAATGCCCGTCCCTGTCCCCTTGAGGCGCACACAGCGCGAAATACGCGGGCTACAGCGCAACGTACAAAGTGCGAGCCAACGACCCTGATACGCTCTCCGTGACGCGTGCGCCCTGTCGCCCTATGAGGAGGAACAGTGCGACGCCGTATTCAAGCCTTGAGCAGGTTGGGGCTTTACTTGGGTCTCGCCATTGCTTGGGTTGGTCCAGCACACGCCGAGTCCAATCCGTTGATCACAGAACCAACTGACTTTTGGTTTGAGTACACAGAGCCGACACGCTTCATCGCTCGCACGTTTCAGTCAGGCGACTTACCGAGTGACCCGATGCTGTGGTTGTACAACGACGCCACAGGGCAACTCATCTTTGAGAATGATGACTCGCTCGGCTTGCAGTCAAACATTGAGATCGACCTCGACGCTGGTCGATACCGTTTGCGAGCAGGCACTTGCTGTGGTGACCCTAATGCTTGGCGTGACGGGGTTGTATGGAACATTCGATACGAGTTGTCATTCAATGGGATACAAAGCAACCCAACGACGACGACAGAACTAACCACAACCACGGAACCTGAAACAACGACCACCACAAGTACAAGTACAACGACAACGACAAGTACAACGACCACTACCACGCAACCTGCTACAACGTCTACAACCACACAGCCAGCAACTACAACCACAGTTGAACCAACCACGACGACAAGTGAGGTGACGACATCGCTACCACAAGAAGCATCTACGACGACGACCCAAGCAGAGTTGCCTACCACAACTTCGTCGCTTGGCACAGAACCATCAACGACGTCGCCGACTACATCAACAACGTCTACTATCACGCCGACACCGCCGAACGTAACGACTACCACGTCATCAACGTCGACCACAACTACGACAGTCGTATCCACAACTGGAACGACGACCGCGCCTACTACTGCCCCGACCACGACTGCGCCTGCCACTAACGAGGCGGTACTACCCGAAACTCCTACGGCAGAGGAAGTTGTCGCCTTCTTAGAGGAAGTCACAACTGAGCAACTAGCCGACCTCTCTGTTGAAGAAACAACTCAACTCATCGAGGACATCGCTAACGCCGACTTGACCCCTGAGCAGGCATTACAGGTCGCCGAAGCCTTATCAGGCGCACCCGATGAAGTCAAAGAACAGTTCGAAGAAACGATCAATGTGTTCAGCGGACAGTTCGACACATACGTGCCAAGCGGGTCCACCGTGTCAGTTGGTACTCGCCGTGCAGTTGTCGCCGTTACCGCTGTGACGTTCTTACTTCCCGCACCCGTACCAACAACTCGTAGGAGTCCATAATGAAACTCATCAAAGAACTACACGCTCAAATATGGACCGTATGTGGCGTAGCCCTCGTACTCATCACCCTTAGCGGCGCAACACTGTCGAAGGCTATATGGACTTTCGGTGTCAGTCTGTTGCTTCACTTCGCTGGTGCTCTCATGTCGAACGACGACTAATCAACATCAAGCGTATCGATGTGCTGATTTGTTAGGCTCACCCAATCGTGACAAGATTGGATTGAGATGCCCAAAGAGAATCGATTGTCTGACGCGATCGCAACGTACTCACAAAGACATTTCACAAACGTCTGTGCAGTGCAACGCGCATTGACGAAACTAGATGACCAAGACATCACCGACCTCACGACAGCAATGGTAGATCGTGATATCACTAACCGTGCGATCAGTCAAGCGTTAGCGGACAGAGACATCGTTGTTTCGATTGAGTCAATGAAACGTCACCGCCGAGGGGACTGTGCTTGTGAGTCTTAGAGACGACATCGACAAAGAGAACTCGTCAGGTGCTAAACGATTGTCGCTTGGTCGTATTGCAGAACTACTTGAACGCAACGGCATTGACATCGATGAGATCGGCGCTATCAAAAGAGTGTCGCTGTACCAAGCGGTCACAAAGGATACAGAGACGGGCGAAGCATCAGTACACGACCTCACGGGTGTGCAGTTCAGTCCGAAGTGGGAGACGGGTCCTGAATGGCCTGTTATTCAACAAGGTCCGTCCGTCAAACTGCCAACCGCTAAAGCAACCAAGGCGAAGTCGGGTTGGCCTGTAGCAGTCGTACTTCCTGACATTCAATGCGGATACTTCTCTGCTGTTGACGGCTCGCTGGAAGCAATACACGATGAACGGGCGATCAGTGTTGCGTTGTCAATCTTGGCTGACGTCAACCCGCAACTTGTGGTACTTGTAGGCGACAACTTGGACTTCGCTGAACTCGGCAAGTACATCGTGACCAAGGCTTACCAACAAACCACACAAGCCACCATCGACCGTGCGACAACACTCGCCGCACAGATACGCGCCGCAGCGCCGAACGCAAAGATCATTTGGCTAGCAGGCAACCACGAGGAACGCCTACCGAAGTTCCTACTACAGAACGCCGCCGCCGCTTTCGGTCTCAAGCGTGGTGCATTACCTGAGTCATGGCCTGTGATGTCTGTACCGTTTCTATGTCGTCTCGATGAAGTCGACATCGAGTACAGACCCGGATACCCTGCCTCAAGCGTATGGATTACCGAACGCCTAAGAGTTATTCACGGCGACAGGGTTGCGAGCGGTGGCTCAACAGCGCACAAGTACCTCGGTCAAGAAAAGTCATCAGTCATCTACGGACACATTCATCGACGTGAATGGGCAGAGCGAACACGTGAGGACCACGACGGACCACGAACAGTGCTCGCAGCGAGTCCGGGTTGTCTATGCAGAGTTGATGGTGCGGTACCAAGCACACGTGGCGGTACCGATCTCAACGGACGACCACTCACACGGTATGAGGACTGGCAACAGGGGCTAGCCGTCATTCCTTACGACCCTGAGTCGGGTCGCTTCTGCTATGAACAGGTAGCAATTCACGACGGCTGGGCAATGTACCGCGGCAAGGACTACACGGCATGAAACATCAACTCATTCAAGTGACGTGGCACGACGCTCACGCAGTGTCCGAAACATGGACCACACGAGAGGACCTAGACAACGACCCGTGCGTGGTCACCTCAATTGGTTACCTCATCGCGGGCGTGAAACCGAACCACGTAGTGATCTCACAGTCAATCATCATGGACGATAGCAACCACATCGATCACGTAATCGCAATACCAAACGGAATGGTCAAACGGATTGACCGCTTGAAAGTGTCGGTACTTCTACCGCTCGAAACGATCAACGACTAGCGGAAGAGTTCGTCGTCAGGAATCATGTCCCGACGTTGCGGCTGTGGCTTGGACTTCAAACCGTTACTCGCCAACACCCCGCTCAGCGCACCACTCAAGAACAATGTGATCGGGATAAGCACCCCATCGAGGAACGCTTTGTCATTAGGCGATTGAGTCATCGGTTGGGTAACAAATACCAAAGCCCATAGCACCGCACAAACAATCATCACAAAGGTGAAACACAATGCGAGGCCTACACCGAGAACCAGCCGTGCGTGTATTTCTTCGGGCGAGTAACGCTTCCTAGCCATTTGAGTCCCCCCATACAAGAGCGTCCGAGCAAGTACCTGTTGGTTCGCACGCGGGTGGAGTGCAAGGTTCTGTATCCCAATTCACTGGGTCTTGACAGGGGTAACGGTAAGTGCCGTCGTAGCCACAAGATGAGAACATTGCACTGCCGACTAACAAAGTGCTCATGGCAGAGATCAAGCACAAGTACCGAGGCAAACGCATGACGTGAAGATACAACATCTGTGACTCACCCCATTGGAAGTTTCTTGTAGGACTTACAACGGAACCAACAGAGCGTTCGCTACAGTCATCAAGCAATGGCACGACGAATGAAACTCACCGAACTAATGGTGAAGGAAACAAGCGGAGTAGATCACCCCGCTCACCTTCACGAGGGTTGGTTAGTGATGAAGTCTGCTGATCTTGACACAGCACTCGAAACAGTGACTACTACCAAGGAGATACCTGTGGAACTTGAAGCCACCGAAAAGGCCGTCGAAGCCGTTGAAAAGGCCGTCGACCTCGAAGACATCCGCAAGGAACTAACCGACTTGCGTAAAGCACTCGCTGACGCAAACGCCGAAAAGGTCGAACTGCAAAAGCAGCGCGAACTCGAAAAGGCTGTCGACGCTGCTAACGCTTGGGTGAACTTGCCCGAGATGAACCCAGCAGAGTTCGCACCCGTTCTTTGTGCCATCCGTGAAGTCATGCCACTTGAGGCAACTGTGATCGAAAAGGTCCTTGACGCTTCGGCTCGTGCCTTGACCGAATCAGGATTGCTCAAGGAGATTGGTTCTTCCGCAAGCAACGATGCCGTCTCAGCATGGGACACAATCCAAGCACAGGCACAAGTCATGGTCTCTGAAGGTCGAGCACCTTCGTTCGCTAAGGCCGTTGCCATCGTGTCAGAGAACAACAAAGATCTATACAACCAATACCTCATCGAGAAAGGCCGCTGAACATGGCTTACGAAGGCGCACAAATCAAACTCGGCAACCTTGTTGCCGCCGCTGACCTCTCTGCAAAGCAGTTCTACTTCGTCAAGTTGGCTTCGGCCACGACTGTGAACGTTTGCAACGGAGTAACTGACAAGCCGATCGGCGTGTTGCAGAACACCCCCATCGCTGGACAGGCAGCAGAGATCACCTTCTTCGGTATCTCGAAGGTAAGCGTCGACGGCACTACAGCCGCGGGCGACTTGCTCGGTACCTCAAGTGACGGACAGGCTGCTGTCTACACCTCGTCCGACACGACCAAGTACGTGTGCGGTCAAGCAATCGAGGCTGGCGCTGCTGGCAACATCGTCACGGCTTACATCAACATCACCAACTCACGATTCGTCTGATTTAGAAAGAAGAACCAGTCATGGCACAGCCCACTCAATCACAGGTCCACATTGATGCGGTGCTCACTAACCTGAGCGTCGCCTTCATGAACGAAGCGGATAACTTCGTTGCCAACAAAGTGTTCCCCACCGTTCCCGTTAGCAAGCAGAGCGACTTGTACTTCACGTACTCGCAGGCTGACTTCTACCGTGATCAGGCTCAGTACCGTGCAGACGGAACCGAGTCCGCAGGTAGTGGTTACTCGTTGTCGACTGCTTCCTACTCCTCGAAGGTTTGGGCTTTGCACAAGGACATCGGTGATCAGGTTCGCGCTAACAGCGACTCGCCGTTGAGTCCTGACATGGACGCCACCAAGTTCTTGGCTCACCAAATGATGATCCGTCAGGAGCGCGATTGGGCAAGCAAGTTCTTCAGCACTTCAATTTGGGGTACTGATTCAACTCCTTCAACCTTGTGGGACGCTTCAGGCTCAGACCCAATCGGTGACATTCAGACTGGTATCTCTACCATCATGAACAACACTGGCTACCTCGCCAACACTTTGGTTCTGTCGTACGCCGCTTACAAGACTCTGCGTAACCACTCGGACTTCGTTGATCGTTACAAGTACACCTCAGCCGACAGCATTACGCCTGAACTCATCGGCAAGGTTGTCGACGTACCGCGAGTCTTGGTCATGAAGGGTGTCTACAACTCGGCTCAGGAAGGTGCTTCGGCTACCTTCGCTCAGATGGGTGACAAGGACGCACTCTTGTGCTACGTCGCACCGTCGGCTGGTTTGATGACCGCTTCGGCTGGATACAACTTCGTGTGGAACGGTGTCGGTGGCGGTCTTGGAACCTCAACCGCTGTGAGCCGCTTCCGTATGGACCACCTCCGTGCTGACCGCCTCGAAGTCGAATCTGCTTGGGACTTCAAAGCAGTGTCGACCTCACTCGGCTACTTCTTCAGCAATCCCGTTTCGGCCTGATAGGAGACTGACATGGCTTTCAATCGAATCACTCGTGGTACTGCACTCGTTGGTGCTCTTGACGTAACAGGTCCAGCACGTTTGCGTGGCACTGCAAGCGTCAAGCGCACTGCGGCAACTATCACTGATGGTGCGTCGATGGTTGCTACTGCGGCTCATATCGTTACGAACACCATTGTGACTGCAACGCCGACGACTGCTCGCAACGTAACAACTGCGATCGGTTCAGCGATCATTGCTTTGCTCGCTGGTCAACAAGTTGGTGACTGCACAGAGTTTACGATCGTGAACCTTGCCGAATCAGCCGCAACGATCACTCTTGTTGCTGGTGCAACAGGTGTAACTCTTGTTGGACTTGCAACTGTTCCTGCGGCAACGTCAGGTACTTGGTTGGTTCGTTACGACTCAGCGACAGGCGTTACCTTCTACCGCAAGTAATACAACTCAACAACGGCACTCAGGCCGAGACTGGTGCTAGTACGCATCAGTCTCGGCCTTAGTCATTCACGGAGTCACAATGAGAAACACAACACAAACAAGCGCAGTGACAGCAACACCTATTCGAGAGACTTCAGGTGTGCAGACAGCAAGCGCAGTTGTTCTGATGGGAATTGCTATTGGCGATTCTTCTCACGGTCAAGTTCACTTGCATCTTCACAACGGCGGCGCAAACACCACCCCGATCGTTGCTCTCATTAAACCAGCGAATGGCGATCATGAGACTCATTGGTTCGGACCGAACGGTATCGCTTGCCCTAACGGGATATTTGTTGACTTGATTGATGGCACACCGATTGGTTCTGTGTTCACTCTTCCAACGATCAAGTGAGATGAGCGACAATGACATGGACTTATGGTGGTGACCCGTCGGCTAACGCTAAAGACGCAATCCGATTCCTCATTGGTGACACCGACACAACAGATCAACTCCTAAGCAACGAGGAGATTCTTTGGGTCAATACTGAGGCATCAGGAACCTCGACTGGTGTCAACGCTTTGTATGACGCGGCGTACCGTTGCTGCTTGACCATTGCTTCTAAGTTGGCCCGTCTTGCTGATAAGCAGATCGGTGATCTCAACGTCAAGTTCAGTCAGAAGGCTCAGGGCTATCTCACACAAGCCGCACACTTCAACTCGTTGGCTATGTCACAGAACTTCACACCAATTCCGTACGCTGGTGGCATTACGGACAGTGACAAAGAAATTGATCAAGACAACAGTGACCTCTTCCGTGGTTGGTTCTCTTCGGGGCAGTTCCAAAACATCGCAAATGGTGGTGGCATTCAGGAACAAACAGGTGTTCAGTATTTTGGGCAGGGCGCTGACTTATGACAGCCGCTGATGACTTCTCTTTAGAAATGAAAACAATGTGCAAAGAGTCTGTGACATTGACTGCCAAGACTTCATATAACACTTACGGAGAACTTCAGTACGGCTCTGGTACTTCTTACACTGCGTTCGTTCATCGCATTACAGGTTCGAAACGAGACCTCACGACCAACGATCGAAAGATTGAATACCGTGTGTACATTCCATCGACCACAGTGGCAGCGAGCGTTGACGACACCGTAACAACAGCCGACGGCTTCACACGGCCTGTCATGGAAGTAGACATACGCAGAGACGAGTACGGGCAGCAATGTGCGGTGCTTGGTCTTGGTGTTGCGCGGTCTTTCTAATGAGCGTCACAGTCAAACTCTCTGACAGGGGTATGAAAGAGATACGCCTCGCGTTGATTGCAGACGCCGAGGGTATCACTCGTGCTTTGAACGCTGGGTTGTACAACATGGCTGAGGACATACTTGCCGAAAGTCAAAACCTTGTACCGTTCGACGAGGGCATCTTGGCTGGAAGCAAAACTCAACAAGAGGTCAAAGGTGTTGACAAGTATTCAATCGCAGTTGGTTACGACGCAAAGTACGCGCTCGTTCAGCACGAGCGACTTGACTTCTATCACCCGCCAAAGCCACCGAACAAAAGCAAAGTGGGCAAGCGGTCAGGCACAGGTCCGGGTATTGACCCTGCGACGGGCCGTGGACCGAAGTACCTTGAGCGACCGTTTCAAAAGTTCACTAAGAACTACGCCCGCGTCTTGACTGCGTATGTGCGTAAGCATTATCAGGCAGGAACAAGCAGATGAGCACCCTCATTGACATCGCAACATACCTTGACGCACAACAAGCGTCATTGACTCTTGGCACGAACCTATTTGTCGGTCGTATGCCTGACACCCCATCCACTTGCGTCACGTTGTACGAGTACGGCGGCACAGCACCTGACAACACGATGGGTGGTGGTTTGCCTGTGCTACAGAATCCAAGCGTACAAATCACCGTACGAGCGACGACGTATGCAGCAGCCGAGACACTCATCAACCTTTGTTGGGTAAGCCTTGAAGGTATTGTCGATGAGTCCTTGTCGGGTACTCGCTACAACAGAGTGTCCGCAATTCAATCTCCGTTCCCGTTAGAGCGTGACTCACAAGATCGAATCATCTTCGTACAGAACTTCAACGTGACACGCACGTACCAATGAGCCTTGACCCTTACGCAGAGACAAGGCTTGTACCCGAGCACGAGCGAATTACTCGTACGTCTGTTCGTTGTGGTAACTGCGGGAAGTTACTCGCTGAACTTGTGACTGCTCCGTGGCGTGTTCGTTGTCCTCGTTGTAAAGAGATCAACGAGTCTGCGAGTTAGCGACAGGGTTCACTCCACGGCTTCCAGCCGCATTGACCCTTCTCCTCACGTGAGGAGTACAACTTGTACGCGAACCACAAGTTCTTACGTGCGTCGAACATATCTTCAGGGTGTGACATACCCATCTCATTCAACCAAGAGGTATGAATTTGATTGATCTGCGACAAACCTGCGTCATGTCCGTTCCAAGCGTCGACAGTACAGCGGCTCTCGGTGTACAGCACGTCACTCAAGGTAGGCCATTGCTCTTCTTGCCAACCGACTTCCATTGCTAAGTCGTGCCACTCTCCGCACCTTCCGTGCAACATACGTTGCTCGTCAATGTAATCAAGCGGGTCGGACTCCAACGGAACTTCAGTCGTCGTGGTCGTTGTGGTTGTTGATGTTGTTGATGTGGTTGTGGCTGGTGCTTGTGTAGTGACGGGTAAAAGCACGACAGGGGTGGTCTGTGGGGGTACAGACGTCGAGTCTTTCACACCGCCACCACACGAAGCGATCAGCGACAACGTTGCGAGCGCAAGGCTCGTTCGTCGAATCATGTCAGTTACTTTACAACAGTGAACGATGAATGTGTTGGCGGGTACGAATGTTGTGCCATACGCTGGACTTATCCTCTCGTCACTTCGACGTGATGAAGGTTGCCCATCTCCCACAACTCCTCGGACTGCTTCTTCAAATACTTCTGCGCTTGGTCGTAAGCGGCGTCTCCGTCTGTTGCGTACACACTGACGAGTATTTCTACTTCGCACGTGAACAACATGAGTCCGTCTTTGGCGTGACCGCCAACGGAGTCACTGAACCAAGTTTCAGGGTGAGGGTTTACTCCGTCGACGTGAGTCAACGTGCCGTCACAGAACTGACCTGCTTCCATGAACACATCGTACAGATCGACTAAGCCGTATGAAACGAATACGACCTCTTGCTCGTCGTACTGCTGGAGTTCAACGTTCGCTTCGATGTCCTCGGGCGTTGACGCGCTTAGGTTCACCACTCCGTGCTTGAGTTCGCCTTCGTACCAGTACGCCACGTTGATGAACTCGTACTCTTGCCCGCCGAGTGTTCGCTTGAACGGTGTGGCGCGGTCGTAGAACTCGCTGAGTGTCAGGATTTCGTCTTTCATTTGGTTTGCTCCTTGTGGTTGATGTTTACGAAACGGGTCATGAGTGCCATGACTCCAAGGTTCATGAAGGCTGGCAGGATTGGGAACTTGTTTTCGCCTAGTGCCATGAGTAGGCAACAGAAGAACGCCAAGCCGTTGAGTGTGAACACAAGGTCAATCCATCGGTCGTTACGTGGGCGGCTCATGCTGTCACCTCGTCCTCGATGGCGACCCATTCAACGGACGTGAGTTCGTCCATGATGTCCCATATTGCGTCCCATACTTGAGACATGACTGCATCATCTGATTCGCCGCCCATGCCGCAGTAGCCAGTCTCAGTGATCATGCCCGCAGGCAAGTCAACTGAGTAAGACACTGACTGCGCCCCCCATGCTCGCCAGCGATCGAGTTCAATCGTCAAGTTGTGTTCTTTTGCGAACTTCTCGCAACGTGCTTTGTTGGGTTTTGTCACGTCATTTGCTTTGCGTGTGGGGCGAACAGGCTTCACGTATGGAATGAACAGGGTGCAACGGTCAATGTCGGTGCAGGCGAACCAACGTTTGCTTCCTACCCTGCGACCCTTGACCAATCCGTTGCCACGTTCGTTGAGTTGAAACCAGCCCTCGGCTTTCGCCTCATGATGGTCCAAGCCGTAGGTCCAGTAGAGCGTCCCGCGGACTTCTCCGTTCATCGTGATGAGTTGTAATGAGTTGCCCTTCATTTCAGTT